TGCTACCGAAGAAACATCCAAAGTCAAGCAAGAAGTGAAAAAGAATCCAAGTAGAACAAGCCCTAGAGAGGGTAGAAGAGCGTGTCTTTGTGCAAATGGAACTTACAGTAGAAAATGTTGTAAGGGTAATATGATAAATCAAGGGATAGGTAAAATTAAATCAGCTCCTAAATACTACTTAAGACAAGAGGACTTTGATTTATTGTTACAAGAAAATAACCATAGAATATTATTATAATGGCAGATAAGAAAATAAGTCAATTAGATACAGCTACAGATTTACAAGGAACAGAACAACTGCCTTTAGTACAGAGTAGCACTACTAGAAAAACAACACTAACAGATGTTCAGCATTTTATAGTGAATCATTTAGACCCTGTAACATTAACGGTGTCTGATGGTCAAACCATAGATTTAAATTCATCTACTTATGATGAAGCAGAACTTATAGTATTAAGTTGGAGCGGTGGAGCAGGCACAATGGAATTGACATTACCAGATGCGACAGATAGCAAAAATCTAAATAGAGTCAAAAGAATTATATCTGATTCTACATTCGCTACTAATACACACGCAGACTTAACACCTGCAAGTGGACAGAATTTAGATGGTAGTACTGCACATTATCGTATCAATAAAGCCTATGAGGGTATTACGGTATGGTGTAACGGAACAGAATGGTTCATAATCCAGGCGAAGGCTTAAAATACAACAAATAAAAAAGTAATAGTTAAACCTTATATAAATTAATTTATGAAAGCAACAGAAATCGTAGAAAAACTGAAAAATGTTCTGCTTTCTTCTGAAACAGAAAAAGTGGAAGAGATAGAACTAAACGAAGAGGCAGAAGTATCTGCTGAATTGGCTGAAGAAGAGGCTATGGAAGATGAGCCTAAAGAAGAGCCAAAAGAAGAGAAGTACGTTACTAAACAAGAAATGGAAGCTGCTTTAGCTGAAGTGAAAGCAATGTACGATGAGCTTATGGAAAAGATGAGCTATGAAGAGGAAATGGAAGTTCCTCAAGAAGTAGAAGAGAATCTTTCTAAAGATGAGCCTAAACAAGAAGTAAAAGAAGAGCTTTCTGCTGTAGAGCCATTAACACACTCTCCAGAGGAAGTACAAGAACAAAAACAAAGAATTAAACTTTCTCAAAATAGAATGCCTTCTATTCTTGACAGAGTTTATGCACAAATATCAAATAACAACAGATAATTAATATGAGTACTCAAAACGTAAAATTAAGAGACATTACAGGTTCTGGGTCTACGGATACCATAACTACTACTTATGCTGGTGAATTTGCTGGGGATTATATCGCCGCAGCACTTTTATCAGGTAACACTCTTGCAAATGGTGGAATTACGATCAAGCCAAATGTAAAATATCAAGAGGTAATTAAGAGATTAAATCTTACAGATGCACTAGTTGCTGCCACTTGTGACTTTACTGCTGCTGCTGATAAGATTTCATTAGTTGAGAGAATTTTAACTCCAACTGAATTGCAAGTAAATTTAGAATTATGTAAGAAAGACTACCGTTCAGATTGGGAAGCAATCCAAATGGGAATCTCTGCTTACGATAACTTACCTCCTTCATTTGCTGATTTCTTAATCGGTCAAGTAGCTGCTAAAGTTGCTGAAAGCATTGAGAACACAATCTGGAACGGAGAAGTTGGTGGAGCAACAGGATATGCTTTATTCGATGGAATCCTTCATAAGTTAGCTAATGCTACTGCTGACATTCCAGATTCACAAGAGGTGACTGGTACTACAGTAACTGCTGCTAACGTAATTGACGAGTTAGGAAAAATAGTTGATGCTATTCCTTCTGCTCTTTATGGTTCAGAAGACTTACACATCTACATCCCACAGAACGTACACAAAGCATACGTTAGAACATTAGGAGGATTTGCTGTTCAAGCATTTGGTACTGCTGGTTCTGAATCAGCTGCTGCCTCTGTAGGTGCTAACGGTGTAGGAAACAACGGAACAACTTGGTACAACGGTCAAGGGTTAACTTTTGATGGTATCAAAATGTTTGTTGCTAACGGACTTCCAAACAACAAAATGGTTGCTGCGGAGCGTTCCAATCTTTTCTTTGGTACCGGTTTACAATCAGATTTAAATCAAGTGAAAGTGATTGATATGGCTGACATCGATGGTTCTCAAAACGTAAGAATGGTTATGAGAGCAACTGCTGGTGTTGAAGTAGGAGTAGTAGAAGACGTAGTTATCTACTCTTAATAAAATAGATTAATAACCTAAAAGGGGTGGGTGAGCCTAGAGCCTACCTACCCTTTTTTATTTAAACGAAATAAAATATGGCTTGTGATATTACAGATGGTAGAGTGTTACCTTGTAAGGATACGGTTGGTGGACTAAAAAATGTTTACTTCATCAATTATGATGCTACAGACACTTTTACAGAAACAGCTGATGATACTGTTGCGCATACCGATTTTACAGGTGTAACAGCTTATCAATACGCGCTTAAAGGTACATCTTCTTTAACACAAAACATTACTTCTTCAAGAGAGAACGGAACAACTTTCTTTGAGCAAGTGTTAGAGTTGACATTGCCTAAATTATCTTCTGCTGACAATAAAGAAATTAAATTGTTAGCATTCGGAAGACCAAGAATTGTAGTTGAAGATTACAATGGAAACTACTTTTTAGTAGGTAGAGAACACGGTGCTGATGTAACTGGTGGTACAGTAGTAACTGGTGCTGCTATGGGAGATTTAAGTGGTTACACACTTACATTTACAGGAATGGAGAAGAAACCTTCTAACTTCATTACTGGAGATTGGGTTAGTGAAGCTACTATTGACGATGGTTCTTCATAGTAAGCATAATAAATATTAGAAGAAGGGGCTATATGCCCCTTTTTTTATGAAACAAAAAATCACTCTTTTAGTTATCCTAATAAGATGATTAAGTTAAGACCAATATCCGAAGAACAAACTTTTAGTATTATCCCTGTAACATACAACACAACCGTATTAGGAACAGCGGATATTGTACTAGAAGAAAACGGAACAAGCGTAACAGATGAGAGTGCTACATTTACTGTAGCCTTATCAAGTAATGAGAACTTTGTAGAGGTTAGTCTTACACCTTCAATCACTTTTAAAGAAGGTCAAATCTACAGCTTTGAGTTAAAATCAGAAACAGATGTGTTCTATAGAGATTTAATTTACATTACATCTCAAACGAATAAGAATGAGGTATACAGAATGCCGGATACTTATACAGAGTATAGTCACGATGATGAATATGTAATTCTATGAAAGAATATAAAAATAGCATAAGGGTATTAAATTTAAGTGGATACCAAGCTCCTAAAGTTATTGAGGACAAGAGAAAAGATTGGGTGAGGTATGTAGACTCTGATACAGGAGAAAGCTACTTCTCAAGCCTTATAGAAAAGTATTTAGGAAGCCCAACAAACTCAAGATGTATCAATGGTATTTCTGATATGATTTATGGTAGAGGACTAGATGCTACCGACAGTCAAGAAAAGCCAGAGATGTATGCGAAGATGAAGTTACTTCTCAAGTCTTCTTGTATGAGAAAGGTGGTGAATGATTATAAGTTATTAGGACAAGCTGCGGTACAAGTAGTTTACAATGCTAATAAATCAAAGATTCTGCAAGTGCTTCATTTTCCTATGGAGACACTACAAGCAGAGAAAGCAAATAAAGGAAAGGTTGAGGCATATTATTATCATCCAGATTGGGATTTTATAAAGCCTAACGATAAACCAAAAAGAATACCCTCATTTGGGTGCGGAGCAAAAGGTGAATTAATTGAGTTATACATCTTCAAGCCTTATAAGTCTGGGTTTTATTATTACTCTCCAGTAGATTATAATGGTTGTTTACAGTACTGCGAATTAGAGGAGGAAGTTTCTAATTATCACATCAATAATATTAGAAATGGTCTTCAACCTTCTTTAATGGTAAACTTCAATAATGGCATTCCTAATGAGGAAACACAAGAGCTTATTGAAAGAAGACTGTATGAGAAGTTTGGTGGTTCATCTAACACAGGAAAATTTGTGTTAAACTTTAACGAATCAGCTGAAGAGGCTGCCACCATTGAACCAATACACTTGCCAGATGCTCACGCACAATATCAATTCTTGGCTGATGAAGCACGAGAGAAAATAATGCTTGGACACGGTATTGTGTCTCCTATCTTATTAGGGATAAAAGACAATACTGGTTTTGGTAACAATGCAGAGGAATTAAGAACAGCAAGTATCTTAATGGATAACATTGTAATCAGACCATTCCAACAAGGCATTATAGATGGACTTAATGAGATTTTAGCATTCAATGAAATCTACTTGAATCTATACTTCATTACACTACAGCCTATTGAGTTTACAGAGTTAGAAAACATCTCTACTAAAGTCAAGAGAGAAGAGGAGACTGGTGAGAAATTATCTGCTGATACATTAAAAGACTTTACCGATGAAGAAGGTGAAGATATGTTATCACAACTTGAGGAGTTGGGTGAGGTTATTTCTGATGAGTGGGAGTTGGTGCATACAGAGAATGTTGGTGAGGACAATGAAGAGTTTGATGTAAGCACTCTGTCTAAAGCCACTAGAAGCGATGCAAAGCCTTCTAAAGAGTCTTCTCAAGACAATGCAGGATATAAAGTAAGATACGCTTATATGCCTGTTAGAAACAATCCTAAAAGCAGAGATTTCTGTAAGAGTATGGAAAAGCTAACTGCAAAGGATATTGTATTTAGAAAAGAAGATATTAATATGATGTCCTTTAGAGGAGTTAATAACAAGTTAGGGCACAAGGGTAGAAATTACTCTCTTTTTAAATACAAGGGCGGAAAAAACTGTCACCATTATTGGGAACGTAGAGTATTTAAGAAACGAAATAGAGTAAGTGAAGACGAGGCATTAAAGGATGGGTATACAGCACCAAGCAACCCAAAGGAAGTGCCGATTAGACCAGTAGATATGCCAAACAATGGGGCTTATCCAACTAAAAGTAATTAATTATGCCACAGAAAGCACTATTTGTAACTATACAAGACATAAAACAGAAGAGTATTATTAGTGGTAATGTAGACCCTGATAAGATTATTCAATTTGTTGAGGTTGCTCAAGACACTCATATACAAAACTATTTAGGCGGAAAGCTATACAGCAAGCTGCAAGAGTTAATTATAGCAAATACACTAGGAGATGCAGGTAATTCAGACTATAAGACATTGGTTGACGACTACGTCAAGCCAATGCTTATTTGGTTCACACAAGCTACTTATATGCCTTTTGCGACATATCAGGTCGCTAATGGAGGAGTGTACAAGCATAGTAGCGAAAACAGCATAGCTGTAGACCAAGAAGAGTTAAATGCACTCACTAGAAGAGCTCAGGAGACTGCTGAGTTTTACACAAGAAGGTTTATGGATTACATGGATTTCAATAGTTCAAAGTATCCAGAATATTTAGAATCTTCCAATGAGGATATGCATCCAGATAAAGATGTTAATTTTGGTGGTATTTATTTAGGATGAAGAAAAGGGGTAGGTACAAACCAAAGCAAGAAAACATAAGAAAGCTATTTGAGTTTTTAAGTAAAATAGAAAAAGATGAGTTACGGAAAGATATACGA